AAGGAAAATTATTTTCCAAAAACTAATGAATCAGCACAACCTTTAACCGAAGAAGTTGAAAATAATGATGAAGATGCGGTTGAAGAGAAGGTTGATGAAAATATGAAACTTTATGTCGATACTATGAAACGACATAACTAATTTTACTATTAATTTTTAAACAATTAACCACTTTAGGAGATTAACAAATGTATCTAGCTGAAGGACTTCAGAAGAAGTGGGCTCCTGTCTTAGACCATGGCGACATGCCTAAGATCAAGGACCGATATAGAAGAGCAGTAACCGCTGTCCTTCTGGAAAACCAAGAAATTGCCATGAAAGAACAGGCTAGTCAAGGTCAACAATCAATGTTGACAGAGGCTATTCCTACGAATAACATTTCAGCCGGTGGTCAAGTACAATATGCTGACCCTGTTTTGATTTCCATGATTCGTAGAGCAATGCCTAATCTTATTGCTTATGATGTCTGTGGTGTACAACCCATGACAGGACCAACAGGACTTATTTTCGCAATGCGTCCTAAATATGATTCACAAAGTGGACCCGATGCATTTGTTGACGGCCCATTGGCTCATTGGTCTGGATCTGGTACTGCAGCATCTAACGTAACCGCTGGTGCGGAAGCTACATCTTTTGATGCAGCTGCATCACCAGAGGCCACCGCAGTTAATACTGGTGTAGCCACAGCTACTGCTGAGACAGTCGGTGATGGTTCGGTATCTGGTATTGGTACTGGTGGACATTTCAATGAGATGGCATTCGCTATCGACAAGGTAACTGTTACAGCTAAGTCACGTGCACTCAAAGGTGAGTACACAATGGAATTAGCTCAGGATCTTAAAGCCGTTCATGGTTTGGATGCTGAAACAGAATTGGCCAACATTCTTTCAACAGAGATTTTGGCAGAGATTAACCGTGAAGTTGTACAAACTATTTACAACCAAGCTATTCATGGTGCAGCTCATAACACAACAACAGCCGGAACTTTTGACCTTGACACAGACTCTAATGGTCGATGGTCAGTTGAGAAGTTCAAAGGTCTGATGTTCCAAATCGAGCGTGAAGCCAATGCAATTGCAAAGACAACACGTCGCGGTAAAGGTAACTTACTCATCACATCTTCAGATGTTGCATCTGCATTAGCTATGGCTGGTGTTATGGACGGATCTGGTGTTGATGACACAGGTAACACTTTCGTAGGAACATTGAACGGACGCTACAAAGTTTATGTAGATCCATATTTCAGTGCTTCTGCTACGAACTTCTTCTGTGCAGGTTATAAGGGAAGTTCAGCATACGATGCTGGATTATTCTACTGCCCATACGTTCCACTACAAATGGTTCGTGCGGTTGGTGAGAATACCTTCCAACCAAAGATCGGATTTAAGACACGTTACGGAATGGTAGCGAATCCGTTCAGTTACAGCACAGACCCAGCAACTGGTGCTCTTACAGCTAACCAGAACTGGTATTACAGACTTGTTCGTGTAACCAACTTAATGTAATCTTTACGATTCATTAAAAGAAGAGGGAAGATTGGGAAACTGGTCTTCCCTTTTTTTATGCCATATAAATAATATAGAAAGGAATATTCTATGTCGGCACTACAAAACTTACCAAGTAATATAAGTTATCTCTCACCGATTGGATTTCGATTTGTACTATCCAATTTTCCAGAGGTAAATTACTTTTGTCAAGCCGCTAATCTTCCAGGCCTTTCTCTTGGCGGAGTAGAATTTCCAACTCCACTAAAAAATATTCAATACTCAGGAGATGAGATTTCTTTTGAAGAATTATCCATACGTTTTGTAGTGGATGAAAATATGAAAAACTGGTTATCCATATATGATTGGATTATTGGAATGGGTATTCCCGATAAAGTTGCGGCCGAAAAATACAAAAAACTAAAAAGTGAAGACAAATTAACCGCTGATGGAACTTTGACTATTCTTACAAGTAACATGAATGCTCAAATGAATATTAAATTTCAAAACTTATTTCCACTTAGTTTGTCGGGAATTAGTTTTGATTCAACTGCGGCTGATATAGATTATGTTGTTGCAGATGTTACTTTTCAATATGACATATATGAAATACAAAACCTTTTACAAAATGAAACTTCATACGAGGGAGCTCCAATAAATCGTGATGCATAGGAGGTGATTTGAAACTTGAAGAGATTCAGGAACTTTGGAATAGAGATCGTGAAATTGATTATACAGAATTGGGTACGGAGTCCATCCGTATTCCACAAATTCATGACAAATATTTAAAAATTTATACAGATGAAAGAATTAGACTTAAAGCGTTAGAGTTTGAACTTTCAAGAACAGTTCGAGCTAAAACAGATTGGTACGCTGGTCGAATGCCTCAAGAAGAATTAGAAGAAAGAGGGTGGGAACCATTTTTAGGTAGACTTCTTAAAAACGAAATCTCAAATTATATAGAATCTGATGATGAAATAATCAAGGTTAAACAACAGATTGCTGTATTACAAGAAAAGATTAATTATCTTGATTCAATTGTTAAGATGGTTAATAACAGAGGTTTTCAAATAAAAAATGCTATAGACTGGCTAAAGTTTTCACATGGAACCAATTGATTTAGTAACTATAACAAAAAAGAATGAAGTCTATATTAAGGTTGATAGTCCTGCAGATATTGCACAAGAAATTTGTGACCATTTCACATTTCTAGTGCCAGGACATACCTTTATTCCTGCCTATCGTAAACGACTTTGGGATGGAAAAATCAGACTTTTTAATATCTATAATAGACTTCTATATCATGGACTCTTTGAACATTTATGTAAATTTCTCTATGTCAGAGATTATAAAGTCAATTTTGGTTCAGACTTTAAAGTTACAAAATGTGAAGTATCATCAGATTATATTGATTCTCTAAAATTACCACATATTCCCAGAGACTATCAATTAGATGCGGTTAATCACGCTTTAACACATAAAAGGTCTTTACTACTTTCACCAACGGCATCTGGTAAATCTTTGATTATCTATATACTAATAAGATATTTAAATTTAAAGACCTTAATTCTTGTTCCAACAACTTCTTTAGTCTCACAGATGTATAATGACTTTAGACAGTATGGCTGGGATGTGGCTAATAATTGTCACACAGTTTTTGCTGGGAGGGATAAGGGGTCAGAATTACCATGTATTATATCTACTTGGCAATCAATTTACAAGTTAAATCAAAAATATTTTGAACAATATGAACTTGTAATTGGTGATGAGGCCCACGGATTTAAATCTAAATCTCTTACATCTATAATGACCAAGAGCATCAATGCAAAATATAGGATAGGTGCGACTGGAACTTTAGATGGTTCTCAAACACATAAATTGGTCTTGGAAGGATTATTTGGAAAGGTACACAAAGTTACATCTACCAAGAAACTTATAGATGATAAACATTTGTCACCATTTCAGATTAACACATTAATCCTAAAACATCCAGATTCAATTTGTTATGATTTGAGAAAATTGAATTACCATGAAGAACTGGAATATTTAATTTCTTCTTCTGCTAGAAACAAATTTATTATTAATCTAGCTCTAGATATGAAAGGAAATACTCTTCTTTTATTTCGTTTTGTTGAAAAACATGGACGTTTACTTTATAATATGATAAAGGAAAAAACAGATGTTACTAACAGGAAAACTTTTTTTGTATATGGAGGAACAGATGCCGATACAAGAGAACAAATCAGACACATTGTTGAAAGAGAACGAGATTCGATTATTGTCGCCAGTTACGGTGTATTTAGCGTTGGCGTCGATATTAGGAATCTTCATAACATTATCTTCGCTAGTCCTACTAAGTCTCGTATAAGAAACTTACAGTCTATAGGTAGAGGGTTGCGTAAATCTAAACAGAAGACCGTGGCCACATTGTACGATATTGCCGACAATCTTTCACACGGCGAAAAGAAAAATTATACATTAGGACATTTTGAGGAAAGAATTAAAATATATGAAGAGGAAAAATTTCCACTCCAAAAATATCATATACAGCTAAAGACTTAGCGTTCATTTAACCCCTACACCAATAATATACCACTTGTCAAGCCTTTTGTCAAGCGATTGACTTTATGAGTATGTTGTGTTATAATAACTTTATCGAAACACATTTTAAAAGGATACATCATGGCCGTACATTATGTTGATAATCAAAAATTTCTTGAAGAAATTATAGAATATCGAAATCAGAGAAAATATGCCCAAGAAGCCGGGGAGGAGTTGCCACCATGTCCTGAATATATTGGTGAATGCTTTTTAAAAATAGCACAGAGGTTGTCTTTTAGACCAAATTTTATAAACTATGCTTTCAGAGAAGACATGATATCAGATGGAATTGAAAATTGTGTTCAATATATGAATAATTTTAATCCAGAGAAATCTAAGAATCCATTTGCTTATTTTACTCAGATTATATACTATGCATTTGTTAGAAAAATTCAAAAAGAGAAAAAACAATTATATATAAAATTCAAAACGATTGATAGTAATGCTTCGTTAGTAGATAATGCTAATGTTTCACATCATGATACAAGTCAAAATTATGTTTATGAAACTATGACACCAGACCAAAAAGCTAATATGTATGATTTTATTAGTAACTTTGAAGGAACGAAAAAGAAGAAAAAAATGACAGCTAAAAAACCTAAAACTAAAGATTCCACACTTGAATTGTTTATGAGGCCCCTATGAAAAAATTAATTATACTCTCTGCTTTATTTTTTGGTATGTTCCCTCTTATGGTCCCAATTATA